GGGACACCATTGGTAGTTGCTGTGTCCTCATATGCGACTACACGACCAACAAGTTCTGTTCCGCTGTTGTTAGATATTCTGGATATTCTTGCAACACCTGTATTCAGTGCTACTGGTGTCTGACCACTTAGTGTAACTAACTGAACCACAAAGGTTAAATCGTCGCCTGATATTGTGTGACCTTCGACCCTAATCTCTTGTGTATCAGATGCGGAAGAAGAGGAGATGTGTGTGATACCATCGTCTGAAATATAGACTTCGTTTCCACCTACTGTCCAGACGGTCTCTAAAGTGTTTGCACTTAGTTCTGCTGACTTACCAAACTTAAGGAGAGACTTGGCCTTCCTGTCTATAGATACAGCGTCACCGTAAGTAGACTGTATTTCACGCTCAGATTGAACTAGACGACCATCTGGAACTTCGTATGTGCGCCTCTGCCACCCTCCGAACATTTGATCTATCTCCTGTGTGAGTATTACGTCAGGGTTTGTTGCGTCTTCTACAACAGGTCTACCCGTTAAGATGTCCCCAGCTAAGAGGGTATTGTTTTGTGATACTGATAAAGTTATATCAACCTGACCTACTTGTGGAGAACCTAAAGTAAACTCTGTAGGAAGTAGGTTGTGATCTTGAGTTAAACCAGCTTCAACTAACTCTGGTGTAAGAGAGACTATATTTGTTGCAGTGACACTGTGATCTTGTGAGATACTTGTGTCTTCAACTACAACATTACCAGTATCTAACGATGGTGCAGAGAATGTTTCATCTTCTGCCATCGTTGCATCGGATACTGTAGGTGAACCTAGATTAAATCCTGATGCTGTAAGACCGTGGTCTTGTGTAACATTTACATTAGCTAGTTCTGGTGTACCTATAACTAGGTTTGTTACCAGTAAGCCATGTTCTTGTGTTACACTTGGGCTACCTAAGACAGGTGTCCCAAAGACAAGTGATATACTCGTTAATGAATGGTCTTGAGTAAGACTTGTTGTTTGTAGTAGAGGCGCACCAGTTACAAAACTTACAACACCTAAGTTGTGGTCTTGTACAAGGGCCGTAGAGGAAATTAAGGCAGGTTGAGCGTCAATATTACTTGCAACCAACTCGTAATTGGTTACGCCCCCATCATCTCCCAGTGTATTAGAGGCTAATGGGGAAAAGCCTACCATTTATTTACTCCTATTTATCCCAAAGCCTGTCCTGAAGTAAACCCGTACCAGTTAGTACCACCATCACGAGTGTAAAATACAAAGACATCTTTAGCTGATGCTGTTGATGTCAGGGTTGGTGCAGTTGCGTTGGGCCAATCTACTGAAGTAGGCCATGTAACTGTAAAACCCGATCCTGAAGCATCTTGAATAATTTCTAGGCTAAATGTATAAGCTGTGCCTGATGCAGGTGGATTTGATAATGTAAAGGTGGTATTCTCTGTTAGTGTATGACTAAAAGCATTACCTGTTTCACAATCTACTGTTGTGGCATTGGTAGTTGATGTAACATCAGAGTAACTCTCATTGTAGCTGTCAACGATAAGCTCACCTGTAATGTTAACATCACCTGTGTAAGTTGATCCGACCTTACCATCTAATTGAGTTTGTATTGCACTCGTTACACCATCAATATAATTTAGCTCAGACGCTGTCGATGCAACAAATACCTTTGCATTACCTGAGAGGGAAATAGCTGAACCTGAATTACTACTTTCAGTTATTGACCTCTGAAAAGTGTTAGAGGCTGTTGAGGTAGTAATATCTACATACACATCAAGAGTACCAATTGTACCACCCAGTCTAGCTTCATAAAAAGTTAAATTCCCTACACTTTCACTTAAAGTAATCTCAGGGCTTCTTAGCCAGAACCTGTCACTGTTTACTGTAGGAGAAGAACTCTCTGTATACACATAATATGTAGTACTGTCACCACCAGTAGTTAGACCTGTCCGGGAGGATGGTGTACCACCAGCATCTCTATTCCAGCGTTCCGATACAGTACCATCACCTAGTGCATAGAATGCAGCCGTGTTATAGTTTGTGTAACTGCCGCTGATGGTAGTCTGGAAGGCATGAAGGCTTGATTCAAAATCGTAAAGTATGCCATCAACAGCGATTTGGTCTAATTGAAGGTCAGCGTAATAAAAAGTTCCACTTGATGAGACTTGATGCTTAAATACAAGTCTTACAGTGCAACCTGCGTAAGCTGATAAATCTACAGTTCTTTGTACCCAAGAATCACTCTCTCCTGATACATTAAATAGGCTTGAAGTAAGACCTGAAGAAAAGTCAGGTGTACCTGCACCGTATGTACCGTTACCAATTTCCCAATTGTCTCCGTCCTCTATAACGTATGAAACAACATCACCATCAGAAACCCCTGCATTAGCGAAACTTTGGTATCCTGTCTCAGCAGTACCTAGAGTTATGGTTCCTGTACCAGTTGTGTTAGTGGACATCTTTGCCCTGTTGACAAGTTTAGCCATAATTCACCTATGCGGGGTCAGGAATACCAATAGTAAAGGAAGCTAGTGAGAACGTGTTACCTGATGTTACACTCTGAGATGCGTTAAGAGAACCTGTAGCAAGCAGCCTAGAATTTGTTGTATCAACGACTGAATAATGTGTAGCAGTACCTGTGCCAGTGACAGAACCATCTGAGATAGATGCAGCAGTAACGTCACGACCTCCACCTGTACGATCAGCGGGTGCGCCAATGGAAAGTGTGGTTGAATTACCTAAAGTATATGTACTTGTTGCTTCTGTATATGTTGTCACCTCTTGTGAGGTAATATCAATACGGTTGGCCTCTGTGTCTAGCACTGAAAGGCCATTGTCAAACACTCTGTCTGCTAGACTAGCCATTATTTTGTTCCCTGTTCAGTTGTTACTTCTTGGTCGTATCTTAGTTCAGCAATATCCATAAGGTCTTTAACAACCTCTGGGTGACCGCTAACATCAATGTTTGCGCCGTTAAGGTTACGCAAGAAGGCGGCAACTTCACGGAGATCATGTGGAGCGACATCACCAGCAGTGATAGTTGGCATCAGGTCATAATTCAGACCGTTCAACTGCCAAAGACGCTCGACCAACTGTTTGTTGAGAACGTCAACGATTGCTTGGATGTAACTCTCAAGCGCACGGAGGAACAGGTCTGTCTTCGACTTGGAGAGAGCATAAGAACCCCCAGAGGAACCAAGCAGAAGAAACTCAGAAAGTACAGAACGAGCAATGTCATGCTGGTAACGACTAACGATTGGATTGATGTCAATGTTGCGTTTACCATTGGATGCCATAAGCTCAATGTCAACTAATCTAGTGGAGGAAGGGGCTCCATCTTTATCGGGGTAGGTGTCGGATGGCAGTATAATGTAACCTTGCTCGTTGAACTTAACGTCTCGTAAGATTTGCTGCAAGTTGTGTACAAATCCTGATTGAGCAGAAGAAGCGTCCCCAGAAAGATACTCAGCGGGAATACGAGCGACAGGAATACCCGCCAACTCTCGTTCAACCGCAATGGCCTCAATAGCCTGTAAGTTGTTAAGGTACTCGTAAGAAGTATAAGCGTTACGAAGAATACTACGGCCACTTGGATCACCATTTATTGAGGTAGTGCGGTAATATAATGACTTATTAAGTGGGATATAGTTTCTGCTTGCCATAAGCCCGACTGACTGCTCAATACCTAGAACATCACCAGTCTTTTGATCTACGTCAAACTTATTTATAGTCCAAGGCGCACGGGCTGCAATCTTACGCACACCAATACGTCCATCTGTGTATTTAGAGTGTTTCTTATCAGAACGCTCAGTTGGGCCAACACGCCGCTTGTAGATAACCTCGAACCAACCGAAGCCATACGACAAAAACGACAAGGCTTCTGCAATGTGGTCATCTAGTGTATGATCCATGTCATCAAGAACGCTCTTAACGAAGTCAGCTTCCGCTTTAGCTGCATCACTCTCGTCAACAGGTTTAACGTGCAAGTCAACGTCACGAAGGATTTGCTCAACAGAATACATAACAGCACCAACGGTACTATCGTTGTCACGCATCTCACGGTACTTGCGAATGGCTTTCTTGCCACGCAGTTCAGGGAGAAACTCATCAGCACGGATTTGACCGTTATGTGTGTTATCGCCAGCTACACCAAGGGTGGATTTAGCTTTGGCTTCTGAGAGCTTCTTAACCATGAGGTAGGTTCCATTATTATTTCTGTGAAAGTCCCTTGGCACTTGAGTAAGCGAGGGTCAGTTTGGGTTTCGCATATCCGTTAAGTGAGAGGTCTGTAATTGCCCATACAAGAGCATCAAGTCTATCTGGGGAGCCAATCGACCCTAGTGGTTCCCATGTTCTCATTTGTGTCTCTAGTTCGTTTAAGGAAGAGCCATCGGGGGGATTAGCGACATGCTTTACCAACCCACGTTCATATAATGCTGATACAGGTTCAGCCCTAGCGAACTTACCACGAGATGCTCTAACAGCCTTATAGGGTACTGTAGGGTCTTCTCCGTGGATCGTCTGTTTAACCATATCACCACCTTGGTTAACCTCCGCTACAATACGGTCAGCTTGGTATTGGTGATACAGTTGAATAGCTTTAGATGCCCAACCCTGCGGTGATAACCTATCAGTATAATCTCCGAGGACATAAGCAATACCGTTAATGTCAATACCTGCGACAACAATACCCGTCATGTCACTCTCAGCGTTAGAGGTAACAGCGGGATCAAGTGCAACGACAATACGGGAAAGGTCTGGGACTACCTCATGCTTAACTGAGGCGTCATCTAGCATAGCTGTAGTCCACAAGGCTCCTTGAGCTTCTTCTAGGACTTCTGCGTAAAGCTCTTGTCTACCTAGTCTAGTTCCTTCGTACTGCTCTTTAACAGCAGTGAGGTATGTGTTAGCTAGGTTAGCTGAGTTATCAAAGGTACTACCAGTGGTAACTACAGTCTTAGGGTCTTTGAGTATCTGACGAATAAGTTTAGTTGGCTTAGGTGTGGTCGTAACCATGATCCTTGGGTGTTTACCCAGACGCATACAAAACTGTAGCATCTGCCAAGTGTCCATGTCCTTGTTCCAAGCAGCAGTCTCATCACACCATGCTAACTCAAACTGTGGGCCACGGAGACGCTCAGGTTCCTCAGCGGAGAAGAACTGTACTTGCGCTCCATTCTCCCATGTTAGTGTACGTTTAGTTGGAGACCACTCAGGGAACCCCATCTTCTTACCTGCGTAGGTTCTGTCACCCTTCCAGCATACCGATAGGAAACCAGATTCACCCTTGACCATAACTCGTTCAATATCTGAGTTAGTGGAAGCTACAGCAGCTATACGCTTAACACCACGCTTAACATTATCTCTAACCCACTCAACGCCTGACCTAGTTTTACCAAATCCACGACCAGCGTTAATGAACCAAGTGTTCCAATCGTCATTGATAGGCTCCAGTTGGTTATCCCTAGCCCAGAACATCCAGTCATGCTTGAGTTCTTCGGTCTTCTGTGGCCCTAGTTGCTCGAAGATGTCCTTAACTTTACTCTGAGGTAATCCTCTAAGAGCATCGGCAGTTATCTTCCTCACAGGCACAGGTTGTTTCTTCTTCGGGGGCATTTTCGTTGTATCCAAGTAACGACATAAGTGTGTCAACAGCACTTTCGTCTAGGTCAGGGTCAGTCTCTTGCTCAACTTCAATGTTAGTCTGAGTTGGACTCCAGCCACCCTTAGATCGTAGGAACAACTCTTGTGATTTAAAGTCACCATCTAAGGCTTGGTCTATGACCCTCTTACCGACAGCACCATTGATCTTCGCTCGTTCCATCTCAATGAACGACCCATAGATTTTGTACATGGTAGATAAAGACTTTGGTGCATCCTGTAGGTGCTGCATTGAGGCAATCATTTGACGAATACCTATGCCACCTTGGATACAGTCCAAGATGTGCTTCTCTACTAACTTACTGTAGGGTAATGCTGCGATCATAACGATAGTCTCCGCCCTACGGGCTATTAACGACAAGATTAGGGGTAACTTAAGTGGGTAGTCGATATTCCTCACTAGCCCATCGGCAAGAACTCTGTAACTATAGTTATAACTTGAAGACACACTTCTTGGTTTGGCTAGTAGGGAATAAGAGATAGTGGTAACTATAGTTATAACTTATGTTCTATGACCTAGTAGTATAAATCGTAGTGATAATAATTTATGTGATAACTTAAG